TAGATGTTGATTTTGTAAGTGATTTGAGCATTTTGTCTCATGGTGTTACAGTTGGTTTGGATCAGGACGGTAATGAAATTTCTGTTGGTGCTGCAGGTGTAACAGTATCCAAGAGCGATTCTACTCAGATTGGTGTTGCCTATTCTTCTACCTTATGGGGAATTACAGGCACCGCTTCATATGACTATAGTTCTGATGACGAACATCTGCTAGGTTTTGATACAACAACCAGTTTGTTGGGTGTTGGTATTGACGCTGGTGTAGATTGGAACATTGATGATGCTGCATTTAGTGCTGAAGTAGGCACTGGTTACAGTGCATTTGGACTTGACGGAAGTGCCACGACTAATTGGGACCTAGATGATTTTGCATATAATGGTCTTGATTTAGATGCTGGTTATACATGGAAAGTTTCAGATAGTTTTGCGATACGACCTAATCTCACAGTGCCCTTTGATGAAGATTTCAACAGAGGTGACTTGACAGCTGGCGTGTCTCTTACTTTGTCTTTTGGGTCTAGTTCTACGGAATAACCCTTGACATAGACTATTAGGTATGTTATACTTAATAGACATTATGAGTTGTTAGTGAAATACGATAATACGATAATACGGAGAATACGATTATGAGTTTTGCAGACTTAAAAAAGAAGTCAGGTAGTTTTGATAAGCTACAAGCTGAGTTGGAAAAGGTAAACAATCCTGTGCAATCATTTGCTGATGACAGGTTTTGGAAACCAGAACTAGATAAATCAGGTAATGGTTATGCAGTAATTCGATTCCTTCCGCAACCCACTGGTGAAGATTTACCTTGGGTTCGGATTTGGAGTCACGCTTTCAAAGGACCCGGCGGTTGGTACATTGAAAACTCCCTCACTACGCTGAACAAGAAGGACCCAGTTTCAGAATACAATACTGAATTATGGAACAGTGGTCTGGAGTCGGACAAAGATACGGCTCGTAAACAGAAGCGTGTTTTAAAATATTACTCCAATATCTATGTTGTGAGTGATAGTAAACATCCAGAAAATGAAGGCAAAGTTTTTCTATTTCGTTTCGGTAAGAAAATCTTTGATAAAATTACAGAAGCAATGTCACCAGAATTTGATGACGAAACTGCTTTGAATCCTTTTGATTTCTGGGCAGGTGCTAACTTTAAACTCAAGGTCAGAAAGGTTGATGGTTTTTGGAACTATGACAAATCTGAGTTTGAGGCTCCATCGCCGTTGCTTGATGGTGATGATGGGCAGTTAGAAGCTACATATGCACAGTTGCATAGTCTTACTGATTTTCTTCAGGAAGATAAGTTTAAGTCATATGATGAGGTGAAAACTAAGTTACATCGTACTCTTACTGGTAGTGGTGTCCAGGGCACAGTAGAGAAATTCACTCCCAAACCCAAGACTGATACAGTCGAACCTGTTGCTGCCCCCGCCAGTGACGAGGTAGAGGTTACTAATGAGGATGATGAAACTCTATCTTATTTCGCCAAATTGGCTGACGATGATTAATACGTCACCTTAACCACACTGAGAAGCCCCCATCGGGGGCTTTTCTTTTAGTACTTTTTACTACCAAATTCTGGATAGGCAGGCAGAACGTCTTTTTGTGTTCGCATGGTATTAGATAGTTCTAGATCACAATAATATTTCATTGTACTTTCTCTTAAATCAATTGAATGGGTAAGTTTTTTAATTATCCATATATTATTCTGTCTGTTTTCCCACTTAGCGTCTGTGGGTTTCGGCCCCTGTACCTGACCACTTCCTTGTCCAACATCAGGAAAGGTTAATTCAACTGTCATTCCTGCTTCTAAGCGAGAGATACCATTTACTCTCATAGTTACTATCTGATGACCTAGTGTATGTGCAGTTTGCATTGTTCGTGCCATATCTATAGTAGAGGGTACTCTAGTCCATGGGTAGGTAACTTCTCCAGTTTGTTTATTGACATTAGTATCTCTACCTGAGTTCCAAGTGTAGAACATAAATCTGCTATCAGGGTAATCTGTTATTGTTTTATCTTTGTCTTGTAAGTTTTTTTCTTTAAAACCATCTTGAAAATATACGGGAGTTTGTGAAACTTCAGCATATTCTGGTTTGTCTAATGAAGTGTTATAGTTAGATTGAAAGACATCATATATTTTATTAGTACAATCATATAGCATTTGTTTAGATCCCCATACACCCGCTTGAGCACTCGCATAAGTATCGCCTAAATATGCAAATTTATGAGCTATAACAGTAGTCATCTCTCCTAAATAATTTGTAGTTTCAGGAGCATTTACTATCATAAATTTAATGTTATCTACATGGGGTCTGTATATAGGAAATAATTTATACCCTCTTGATGTTTCCCAAAAATAATAATCTGTTTGTCTACCTTTAAATAATTTTTCAGTAGGAGTAGATTGAGAAGATGATGCCATCATTCTAATAGCATCAAAGGGGTGAATGTTAGGAACTATAACGTGTTTTAAATCTTCTGTTTCTTTAAAATTTATATCCTTTTCAAATTCTTTGGGTGTTCTTAAATCATTTTTAAGAATATTTTTAATCATATCAGAGTATGTACCTTGCAGAGTACGGGATACTCTTATTCTATCATTTCTAATTAATTCTGGTGAACAGAAGTGTAAGCGATAGGTGAGAGTGCTTTGTGAAGTACCCGTCCCACCAACAGTTAATGGTTTTAGATTTTCTACCTTATGCACATAGAGAGGATTCTTTTTAGTAAAACTAACTTTCCAATCTTGATCTATGCCTGCGAGTTCTGCTCCTCCCGTACAAAATTCCAAATAGAGAAGTTCTTGTCCTAGAATAATACCATTGCGTATTAAGTTCCATGTGTCTACCATTTCTAACCAACCAGTTACACCAAATTTTTCTATATCTTCAAAGATATAAATTTTTTGAATGTAACGGCCTATAGGATATTCATTAGCAGGAATACCATGATGGAGTAAAGCTACAGTAACTTTATATGCACCAGCCGGTACTTGTACATCTGGTTTTGCTTGACCTATATCTTGTATTTTTTTAAGATCACCGACAATATCAACAGCCATTATTTTTTCTCTCGTACTAGATCAGTAAATTCTCTTACAAATTGATTAAGGTATTGAGGCTGTAACACTTTAATTTGTCTTTTCGTTTGGTTTAAATCAGCTTCATAATCATAGTTACTTACTGCGGTTGCTCCTGCCACTGTACTCATCACTTTTATTTTTTTCCTAGGATCACCCGAAGTTTGTGTTATTTCATAATGATGAACTGCACTTGGATCTGTATATTTACTTTCAACATATCTATCCAAGTCTTGTTTACCCAAAGGCCAACCAAAGTATGAATCTATTGTTTCATTAAAAATTAAAACTACCCAGTGATATTCTGTATCATTATAAAGATAGAAAGCTACTTGGTCTGGTGTTGCTCCATCTGGTACATCATATAATGAAAATAAAGCAATTTGATTGCGTAACCATTTTTTCACAGCTACTCTAGTAAGAATATCCTTTATCTCTGTGGTATAACCATTACCAGTAGGATCATATTTTATTGTTGGAAAATTATTAAAGTACATGATTATGTATGTTCTGCGGCAGCTGAGTTCCAGGTATTTTGCGGCCATGTCATACCTGCTATTGTTCCACCAAGTTCTGACGCTACTGCCTGTCGATTGAGAAGTTCTAATTCTTTAAATGATAATTGTAATTGAATTTCTGTAGGGGCATGGGTTTCGGCAAAGGTAGTAAACTTATCACCTCCATAAGTAACAGCAACATTAGTACAGGCACAATGACCTACTTTAAATAACAGAGGACTTTCATAGAAAGCGGTAAAAAATTGAATTTTAAAAACATCAGGTATATTATATACTCTGGTGTATTCTATATCCATATTTTGTTTAGGCATAGATCGAACTTTAAAGAAATTAACAATGGCATCGGCTGCCGCACTCTCAACTGCACTTAATGGTTTTAAGGGAAATTGCCAATCAAAACTTCTAAAACCAGGTCCACCATAGGTGGTCATAGTCTGTTGCAACGCTCTTTTTCCAATATCAAATTGAGCAGATTCTACTATATCTCCTATGACCGGAACAGTTGATGCTGCTGCAGTAAATTCTTTTGCTATACCGGCTCCAGCTTCATTGGCAGTATTTAGAGTTCCTCCTATATCGGAGCCTGCACTTTTCATCTGACCCCAAGTGTCGGCTAAAAAAGTTTTCGCTTCTGCGAATCCTGTTGTTGCCATATCCGTAAGAGAAGTTTGTGCCCCGATTCTGTCTATAGCTCCACCTTCCGCAAGCAATTTACCAGCAGATTTTCCAGCAACTGCACTAAAAGCATTTTTAGATGTATTGTCCCATTGATTTTGATATGCAGTATTAAGACCTTGTGGTATTGGGAGAGCTATAGTACTTGGCATCACAGCAGAAAAAGATTCACTAAATTTTAATGTCCGTGTGTCAACACCCCCCTGGACTTTCATGGCAGTGAACAGAATATAGTTCCCTGCGTAGTCGGTGTTTGTCAACAAATCTTCTGGAAATTGTACGGTACTTGGCATTAAGTAAACCTCTTTTAAATCGTTATAAGTATTTATATGGCTAATACAAAATATTATAAAGGGAAATTCAATCCCGAACGTCCTAATAAATATAGGGGCAATGTGAGAAACATAATCTATCGTTCTGGTTGGGAACGTAGGTTTATGATCTATTGTGATCGTAATGAGAATGTAGTTGAATGGGGCAGCGAAGAAGTAGCCATTCCTTATCAGTCTCCTTTGGACGGTAAGATACACAGGTACTATCCAGACTTCTATGTGAAGGTGAAACAACCTAATCATACAGTGGTAAAGTATATTGTAGAGATCAAACCCAAGAAGCAGACTCGACCACCTAGAAAGAACCCTAAGCGTAAGACTAAATCATGGTTATGGGAGGTGAAAGAGTACTCCAAGAATCAAGCCAAGTGGGATTCTGCACTAAAGTTCTGTGAGAAGCAGGGCATGGAATTTAAGATACTAACTGAGGATCAGTTCACTAATCCATATAAATAGTATTATATGGCAAGACAGATAGGCATTTTTGATGAAGTCCGTGAGGCAGCTCATGGGAGAGATATGTCTATGCGTTGGTATAGACAGAAGGTACAAGAACTTTTGCCTCGCCCACAAGTAAGGCGAATGATTAGAGAGGGTTATAGAGAAGGAAAGGTAACAGTTAGACCAAATTTTGGTACTATGAATTTGTTTTATTATAGACCTAAGACTCCACAGAGATTGCAGTACTATGATATCTTTCCATTGGTGATACCTATGGGTAGGAGACTAAACAATGGGTTCGTAGGTATAAACTTTCATTACCTTTCTATACCACAAAGATGGATGCTATTGGAGAGATTACAAGCGTTTCAAACACCATCTGAATTAGATGCGTTTGATGCAGAAGAAGGGGCTGGTGAGGTGGTATCTTTGTTTTGGTCACAGATTAAAAAGATACGAGGGGTTAGACCTATCGTACGGAGATATTTAACTGAGTATATGATGAGTAGATTTTTAAGAATAGAGATAAGTGAAATGCTTATAGCTGCTTCATTACCAGTTGAAAGATTTTATGAAGGAACATGGGGAAAAAGAAAAAGAGTACAACCCCAACAAGTTTTCAGAGATACACGAAGGAGTATAATGACTAATGCTTACTGAATTTAATGAGAGGTTGCAATCTCACGGATTAGCTCATCCTAATAGATATAAAATACATTTTTCAGGCCAAGGTCCTTCTCTAGCGGGTGGTTGGCAAGATAGTATTGGTATGATGTGTGAGACTATAGAGTTTCCGGGTCAAACCTTTCAAAGCGCTCCCGATAATTTGAGGTATGGACCCCCAAGAGAGGCAGTTACAAATGTAGTTTATGCACCCATTACTGCTACGTTTATATGTGATCGTTCAATGAACGCAAAGAAATGGTTTGAGGCTTGGCAGAGAAACATGATGGATATGAACAGATGGGAACCTAATTATTATAGAGATTATACCGGAGATTTAAAAATATATCAATTAGAAAGAGATAATGCTGCTAAGTATGTAGTAAGTTTATATGAAGTTTATCCTAAAACTATTGCATCTCAGCCTTTAGGTCATGCAACTAATGATTCTTATCATACAGTTTCAGTAGAGTTTATGTATCATCATTGGGAGTATGTTGCGGAAGAAACTCCAGATGCACGGCAATCGCCCACCAGAATAAGTGTTAGTTTTGGTATTAATACTGCGTTGAAAAAATCTATTATATCTCACGCTCTTACTGAGATAGGTAACTATCAGGCCGAACAAGCTTCTGCGGGTGCATCAGGAGGTAATCCTCATGATCCTAAAGGTAGACAACCAAAACCACAGGGAGGCAATCCACAA